GCAAAATGGTAACTCAATACACCCAGACTCAGTCATTAGAGGAGCTATTCGCATAGCAATAGGAATGGATAAGTATGGAATGCCAGATGGATTAGACACTCCAGAGAAACATGAGCAGTATTTGAAGGATATAGGTTTAATTAATAAATCAGAATAACATGGCAGAAGAGGCAAAAATGGCAATATTTACTTTTGCAATGGGATTTTTAATAATTGGAATAGGATTAATTTATAATTACTTTAACGAAAAATGACTGACATAATACAATACATTGAGGATAACAACCTCAAAGCGCGCCACAGATATAGACACTACACTTACAAACGTTTCTATCTTTACAACCTACTTAGAGAGGAGGGACTTACACTGTATGAGATAGCAGCAATGTTTAACAGAGATCATGCAAGTGTGATACATGGACTTAAAACTCATCATGATCTAATCTCAATTAAGGATAAAATATACCTTGACTATATTGAGGAGCTAATGTTAATCTTTGAGAATTACAATGAAGACCATAACCTTGTTGATGATGTCATGAACTGTTTTTGTTTAAAACAATTACGAAAAATTAAATTCAGAATTAAGAATAATCTCTACAAATAATTAAATTTGTAGTCCATACTGTTTTGATTAATTATTTGTTTGACCCTTCTGGCACTGCTGGAAGGGTTTTTTTATAGGTGTAAACCACTGTAAACAGTTTACAGTTAAAGTGTAAACCAAAATCGCTGTAATTAACTGAAAATCAAAATAATAACTCAAATTTACTGTAAACTTTACAGTTCTTAGATTATCAGTTTTTATTTTTACTCAACAGAAAAAAAATAATTTTTTAAAAAAGTGTAAAGTTTACAGTTGAAACGCTCTGAAACTCCCGTCATTACTAAAAAAATGACTCAAAAAGGTTTACAGTAAAAGTTTACAGTAGTTTACAGTAGTTTACAGTTAATAAGTTTGTTAATAATGTTTATAAAGTATCTATTTATCTATTAAAAATATGTTTAATTTTGTTCAAGGGGTTGTCGGAGGCATCCACTTAAAAGGTTCACGCTGCCTTTCCCCCTATTTTTTAATTAGCGTGGTTTAAATAGCGTAATATGATTACAAAAGATTATCTTAAAAAATTAGCAGGCTTAGGTTATAGCATAATTCCTTGTGATGCTACAAAAAAGCCTCAAGAGTTAAAATGGACTGAGCAACAATGCAAGACTACAGATGATATTGATAAACTCAATGCACCTCTTTATGGTTGCAGAGCAGGTTTCAATGACATTGAATGTATTGATGTTGATCTCAAAGTACTTCCATCCCTTCCAGATAGACAAAAATGGTGGGATGAGTATATATCATTCCTAAGAGATAATATCTCAGACTTTGATGAGAAGGTAGTCATTGCTAAAACAATGAAGGATGGCTATCATATCATCTATAAATGCACAGCTCATAGTGGTAATACTAAGATAGCCAAGCTTAAAGGAATGAAGGAGGCTATTATTGAATCAAGAGGCAGGGGTGGACAGTTTATCCTGTATGGTAACTTTTATGGTATGAATGAATACCATGATATTAAGTACATTACAGAGGAAGAGAGAGAGATTATTTGGTCTATTTCGAGGACTTACAACTATATTGAAGATGTTAACCTGGATAAACCTACTAAAAAAGAATATAAGGTTAATGATAATGAGATAAGTCCTTGGGATGATTATAACAATCAAAGCAACACAATAGATCTTATATCAGATGAGTTTAATATTGTAAGAAACACTACTAAGAATTACATCATAAGACGGCATGGAGCTACTTCACCTCACTCAGGATATGTGTATAAAGATAGTGGATGTATGTATCTATTTAGCACAGGAACAAACTATCCTGCTGAGAAGTTATTAAGTCCATTTGCTATCTATGCTCATAAGTATCACTTTGGTAGCTTTAAAGAGGCTGCAAATGACTTATATCACAAAGGCTATGGAACTCGAAGAGTGCCAAAAATTGATATAGAGGATAGACCTACAGTTGACCTTGATAAGTTGACATTTCCTATTGATATATTTCCTGAGAATATTCAACTCTACATCCTTGAGAGTGCTAAAACATTAGGTCTATCTATTGATTACATGGGTAGCTCATTCCTTTGGCTATTATCAGTGATAGTTGGTAACTCATTGAAGCTCGAAGTTAAGACAGGATGGATTGAGAATGCAAATGTGTGGATCTCATTAGTAGGTAAGGCAGGTATTGGTAAGACACCAAGCATCAATCAAATGATTAGGCCTCTTGAGGTTATAAATAACACACATATTCGGAGGTATATCAAGGAGTATGCTAAGTGGGTAGAGTATGATAAAAAAGATAAAAAGGATAAGGAGCACTCAGAGGAGGTGCGTAAACCTAAAAAGACTCAATTCATAGTTAATGACATTACTCTTGAGGCCTTAGTTGATTTGCATGAAGAGAATAAAAATGCAGTTGGAGTGTTTAAAGATGAGCTTGCAGGATGGTTTAAAGACATGAACAAATATAGGGCAGGTTCTGACCTTGAGTTTTGGCTATCATGTTGGAGTGGTAAGGCTGTAAGTATGAACAGAAAAACAGCTAAGAGTTCATTTGTTGATAAACCTCACATCCCTGTGCTTGGAGGTATCCAGCCAAGTATCTTTGATCAGTTTAATACAGAAGAAAACAAAGAAAATGGATTTACAGATAGGATGTTAATAACTTTCCCTGATTTGTATGTTGATACTTACAATGAAAATGAGATGGATGACCGTATCTTAATTTGGTATGATGAGTATGTTGTTAAGTTTTTTGATACAGTTAAAAGAGAGTGGGTTAAATACAATCAAGAGGATGATATTGAGCCTATTAAGGCAATACTATCTCCAAAGGCTAAGATACAATGGATGAGAATATTCAATAAGATTACTGAGATGCAGAACAGTGATAGTGAGAATGAATATATGAAGTCAATGTTGCCTAAGCAAAAGAGCTATATCCCAAGATTTGCACTCCTTCTCAATGCTTTATGGAGCTATGATATTGAAGAGAATGATGGCTCTTATAGTTTGATAGGTGCAGATGCTATGTTGAAAGCTGAGAAACTGTCTGACTACTTTATTAACATGAGTAAAAAAGTTAAGATTGAATCACAGGATAAAAAGGATATGAAGTATATTATTAAGGCAGACCAAAGCATGAACTCATTTGATAAATTTAAGTCTCTTTATACTCAAAATAAAGACCTTAATCAGTCAAGTGTAGCTGAGATATTGGGAGTATCAAGGCAGACAATTAATAAATATATTAAAAAGATAGAGAATGCTGACCATAACCAATGAAGATAACATGGAGCTTATGGCACGCTATCCAGATAACTACTTTGACTTGGCTATTGTAGATCCTCCGTATGGGATTGATGCTGATGTTAAAAATAGCACTAATAAAATGCAAACTAAAAAATCTGCAACAAAATCTAAAAAATATGGTTCTCAATTATGGGATTCAGATATTCCTACGGATGAATATTTTGATGAGTTAAAAAGAGTATCAAAAAAACAAATTATTTGGGGAGCTAATTATTTTGGGTTAGTTGGTGGAATGATTTATTGGCATAAAAACGTAACAATGCCAACTTATAGCACTGGAGAATTGGCTTGGGTTAGTTGGTTAAATAAATTAGATTTTGTTAATATAACTTGGCACGGAATGATTCAACACGATATGACAAATAAAGAAACAAGATTCCACCCAACTCAAAAACCCGTTGCACTTTACAAATGGCTACTTGACAAATACGCTCAACAAGGTAATAAAATCTTAGATACTCACCTTGGCAGTGGCTCAATAGCAATAGCCTGCCATGATTACGGCTTTGACTTAACAGCCTGTGAACTTGATAAGGAGTATTTTGATAAAGCTATGCAGAGAATAACTAATCATACTAATCAATTAAATTTATTTATATGAAACGAATTAACAAAGACAAACTCAATGCTCTTATGATGGAGCAGTTGAAACAGAAGTATCCTAACATGCCAGAGGCATACATACCAAAGACTGATTGGACAGATAACTCAGCCAATGCCTTGACAAAATGTGTCATTGCTTGGATACAGTTCATGGGCGGTCAAGCTGAGAGAATAAGCTCACAAGGTCAGTACAGGGAAGGAGCAAAGATACAGGTTGGCTCAGGCATCATGGCACATACAAAACAGTTACCGGGCAAATGGACTCCTGGACAGTCAACCAAAGGAACTGCAGATATTTCTGCCACGATCAGAGGGCGGTCAGTTAAGATTGAGATAAAATATGGAAAAGACAGACAGTCAGATGTTCAAAAGGAATATCAAGCCACCATTGAAAGGGCAGGCGGTGTGTATATTATTGTGAGAACATTTGATGATTTTGTAGTGTGGTATGAACAATTTACATTAGGATTATGAGTGCAAAGCAGGAAGCGTTTAGAATATTTATGTCAATGAGAACAGAGATATGTTTACTTCATGACTCTGAATTATTAAAAGATAAGATAGCCAAACAATGTGCATTGATAGCTGTGGATGAGATATTGAAAACACATAAAAAAATTACGGTTTCACATATAGTAAGTGCATATAAAACTATTCAAGACTTTAATGAAAATTTAACTAATGTTCAAAATGATCTTGATAGTTATGTACTTAGAAATTATGGTTATTGGCAAGAGGTAAAACACGAAATAGAGAAGTTATGAGAATCAAACTAAAAATGCCAAAGTTCAAAGTAAAGTTGAAACATCTTAGAAAGAAATATAAACACCCTGTGAAGGGTATAAATAACGAAATAGATTAAATTATGACATTAGACTCACATGAAATTAGATTAGGCAACTCATATAAAATTGAGTTAGGTGATGGAACTTATAAGATAGGACTCATTAACTTAGAGGATATTGAGAGCTTATTAGATGATG